TGGGGGTACAGCCCCGGCGCGACTCATAATCTGAAACACACGTTCCAGAAGTGGGTTCAGAACTTCATGGATATACCGCTCGATTACGGGGCCGATTAGAATAATTTTCTCCTGTGACCTTTCCAAAACTTCGGTTGCCGTCATCTCAGGCCTGTCGGCTATCAATAAAAACAAGTCCCTCTTAAATATTGAATGAATTATTTCCCTAACCCTTTCAATTTTTAACTCGGCTCCCTGATAATCAAATCGCATGTCGAACAGTCGCTTGACGACATCCCTGTTGTCGGCTCCCGGGGTATAATTTACGCCTCCCGGCAAAGAATTCACTTTATCCTTTAATTGCATCGGCACCAACAGGGCAGGGTCTGCTTCCTGGTGAAATGCTTTCAGGGAAGTCTTGTGCATAGTCTGCAACATTTTCACGATATTAAGAGCCATGTGCCCCGGGCCGTGTCCATATACTTCAGATCCATTCACCGACCATCTGCCAGCGGCAAACGGCAGTTCCTGATACCCCCCGGTACTAAGTAAATTATCGGTTTTCTGATATTCAAAATATACCGACTTAAACGGCATATTAAATGAGTCTTCTTTTAACGGGTTGCGGTTAATATTCGGTTCGATAACATGCACTATTTCAAACCACTGCTGTTCTTTTTTATTTCTCGCGTTTTTTACTTCCTGGCTTGCCGTGTCGGGCCAACGCTTTAGTATCTGTCTTCCGGTCATCCAGAATCGTCGGTATAAAGTGTCCACCTGCCCGCTCTGCGACTCGGCAAAACAATACTCACCGGGAGGACAGCACCGAAATCTCACCAAGGATTTAGGGTCTTCCTCGCAATAAGTCACGGCATTCCCAAACGCGGAATTATCCTCATAATGACCATGAATGGTGTTGTAAAAATTAGAAGAGGATAAAATCGAGTACATCTGATTTTGAACGTAGTAACACCATTGGGCAACAGGTTCGAAATTCAACAGATTTTTATTTATCGGTTCCAGCTTAAACCACGGTTGGCTCGGGGAAGACAGACCCCCCTGAGTTCCGGACGCCAGCATTTCGTTGTCTTCCGTGGCAACCGGGTCGATAATTTTGGAATACCTGTCTTCTTTGGTATGGGGTTTTTCACCATCAATGTTGAACAACCCGCGCTGCGGAAACACATATTGGGATATTTCCCGCATCTTCTTTAGGGGGCCAATGCGCTCGTCTTCCAATTCCTTGAGCCGTTCGGCATATTTCTTTACTATTTCCATATCATCTCCCGATCAACGTCGGTGTTTGGGTCATCGGCTCCCCGAGTTCGATATCACCCGTCAGTATAGTCTTGTCTCTGCCGTACCTACTGCGCGCCTTTTTGCGGGCTTCTTTTTCGGCCTTCCTTTTTTCTGCTTCAATATCCGGCAAAGGGGGCGGTGGGGGTGGTTCGGGTGCTTTTGGAAACAAATCGCCAATAATCGGTATATTCCCCATTTTTAACTCCTTATATATTGTTCGGATACCGTGAATTCCACCGGATCACAAAACCCGAACAGTTTTAGTAATTTGGTATATGACTTTTGATCGGAAAGTTTGCCCGCCTTAGTCGCAACTATGCGGGTGGCTCCCTTACCCTTAATAACTACCAATGCGGTTTGCCAGTCATCCATTAGCCGTTTCAGCACGCCATGGTTCCATCTATGCACCTCTAGATGAAACAAGCAATTTGGCGGATATCGAAAATCCAGCGCAGCATTGGCATAGACAATTCCATTGGATGACATCTCGTAAAACAAGGGCACATCATCCATATTTTTAAAACATAACGGTTTATCTTTTAAAAACCTGATCATAAAATTATATTAAAGCGTCCGGGGCAAGGCACCCCGGCCCGCCCCGGACGCGCCAAAGGAGGTCGGCGTGCAGGGGAACACGCCAAACAGGATGAAAACCACGGGCAAAGCCCGTCCCATGACTCCTTGGATCATAGGTTCAGTTACCCTCCCCGGCAATATCGTAAAGGCCGTCGCACCAATGTATGCAGTCGCTGCCGTTCAGCTTGCGGTAATACAGACACACCCAATCGCCCGCCGTTTGCGGTTTTTCGCGTTTTGGTTTGTAATATTTACAATCTTTTTGCTTTTCAGCATTACCCTTGTGTGGACATTCGGTCACTTTTTGTCATGCTTTTTAGCTAAATAACCGCGATAGGCGCGTACTGCCTTTTCCTTCGACGTGTATATACAATCGCCATTTCCTATGGCGAACTTACCGTTTTGTCATTTTTTTACTGGCATTAGAATGTCAAGTCCTGATTAAAGTCTAAAATATCATATTTATTATTCGCAAATTGCGGTTTTAATGTTGCACCAAAGCCCTTCGGGTGAATGGTGTCGGCAAACGTCATGGCAAGCGCGTCCGCCGCATCCGGACTTCTGCCCAGCTTGGCGCGTACGTCTTCTTTGCGCTCGAGTTTAAACCTGTCACTGTCATCATAATAGAATTCCGGAGCCGTCAGATCCGCCCTGAGTTCCTTGTCTTTAGGTATTGCGCCACCCTTTTTCAGCCAATCCGCCATTTTCCAGTACATTTCGGAGCGCAGGTTATAAAACTCAGCCGGATTTTTAGCCCGCTCGGACCCCTTGACGGGATAGATGTTCTGATAATTGGACTCCACGAGGTTCCAGTAAACTACCCGCCCCGGTCCAATGGCGTCTATAAACACGCCGTCCGGTTGCCATTGGTCGATCTCTCGCTTGACCACCCGGATAAACTCCATTTCATTCATCGAGTATTTTTGCAGGTCGAACGATGCCAGGCCCTGCCGTTTGATAATCGTGGACAGATCCAACCCTCCCTCACCCACATCGATGCCCATAATCTTTGATTCGTGCTGATACCCCGATTCATGGATTGTGCGGTCAGCCGCTTCCAGCGCCAACTCGTCTGATATAAGTTGCGTGGCGGACGCGCGGGGTTCCATGCCTTTGACATGCACGCGCACAAAATCGGAGTCCTCACCGTAATATTGGATCTGACGTTCTATTTCCTCTTTATTAGTTAGCTTGGAGTTGCGGGAGTCCACAGACTTGGTGTGCCAGCGGAATTTGTCGTCTTTAAAGCAGGATGAAAATCGCCCAGTGTTTTTGGTGGGGTTGCCGAACGCAATCCATAGACTTCCCGGGGTGGTCATGTTGCCCTCAGTGACCTCCCAGATAGTGTCGTCTATTGCGCTCGCTTCATCAAATATGGTTAAAACATGCTCTTCGTGGGTTCCCTGGAACGCTTCTGACCGTTCCGCGCTCCATGGAATACAAGCTGCAAACCATGTTTTAGGGAATTCGTTATGATAAAAACGGGTTGCGGTGTGGGTAAACCAATGCCGGTTGTGGGACAGGTTGTGCCATTTGGCGACTTCACGCCAAGTTTTGGTTTCAAGCTGGGGTTTGGTATTGGCGGTTACAACGATTTCGGGATGGGGCCGAGTGGACATAAACCAGTTGACAATCCACGCAATAGTGGCGGTCTTGCCGATCCCGCGACCCGACCTTACGGCTATACGTGTGGAACTAAGGGAGTTTTTCTCAACCTGATTGCCCAGTTCTTTGAGGATATTTATCTGCCAACCATCCGGGCCGTCGTGGTTGCGTAGGACACCCTCACCCCACTTATAATTGAAATAAACAAACGCAAGGGGGTTGTAAACCAGTTTGGCGTAAGCCTTGACTAAATCTGCATCTGTAGAAATAGCTCAACTTCCGATCTCCCCTGATAATAAAATAATTTATTGCATTTATTCTATTTTATCCCCGACAAGATATATGCCATAAACCTGGATATTCCCATCACACTCATCGATAAAATCAATGGCATCGAAAATAGAATAAAATACCGCTGACATTATACCATCCTGTGGGGGGTAGAAACGTACCCACAGATTTTTATACACAACCACCAATGATGGTTTGACATACTCAAAAGATGCCAATCCCTCATCTTCCGGTGCTGTGTATACGGTAAAACCGGCGGTCGACAAAAAAATAATACAGACTAACAAAAAAATCGGTGATTTTTTAAATAAATTAATCATACAACCCCCTGTTTGTTATAAAATACGTTGTATCCAACAAAATGTGCCGTAATTCACAGTGTAATTACCGCATACTTCCATTACGGCTTCCCTTACACCGTCCTTGTGTATATCATGCCCCATTACAAACCCCCCGGGGCACACCTTCGGGCGCCAATCTAATATATCCTGTTTCACACTCTCATAGGAATGATCGGCATCAATAAGAACAAAATCCAATGAGCGATTTTCGAATCTATTGACAACCTCATGGGACCGACCTTTATGAATTACAAGACGGCCTTCGTATCTGTGCGCCTGTTCCAATAGGTAGGGATACGAATCTGTAAAATCATATTGTTTCCCGCAATATTCAGGATGGTCGGGTTGCTGTTCAAAGATATCAACCGCGTGCATCTTTAATTCCGGTTCGTAATCCAGCAAAAACAGTGTTGTGCCCCCACGCCACGCTCCGAGTTCCACCCCGACCCGTAAGTCATAGCATTTAACAAACGACATCACCCACCCGCGCATCAACCAAGCAAGATTATAATACAGTTTTAATGGGTGGTCCTCTATAATAATTCCCCTGTTCATGTCACCCCTATATTTTTATAGGTTCTAAAATAGGATGTGCATAAAAATATTTGTCGATAAACCAATCCGCATTAAATTCGCGTTCAATCACATCTCTAACACGATCTTCCATGTGTGGAAAATATTTTAAAAAACGCTGCCTGCATTTTTCGCTATACGGGTTCAGCACGATCTCCCCGTTTTTCGATCGGTCGCAAAATGCCCAGTTACCTTTTTTTGTGCGTCGATAAGATGTAATTTTGTAGATCATTTCTGGTTTTATGCGACTGCCTGTCCACGACCTTGCCGTCCGGGCTCCGATAGTAGTTGCTACCCAGATGTTCCCACACCCCGATCTTTTTGCCGCTCGAATCTCCTTCGCCTTTGGGCGTTGTCGCATTCTTTGCAGATTCGCCTGAGTCCTTTGGCGTTCTTATACCTATCGGCATGTGAATGCTTCGAGAATTCATCCGTGTCCTTCCACCGAAGGCAGTTGTAGCAAAACGCTTCGTGAATATGGGTGTCGTCAAAGCTGTATTTTAGAGTTTTAAAACCCTTGAACGCTGAGATTCGACAAACATCGGGGTGTGAAATTTCCACGTCACCTTGTCCTGTAGGTTGTTGCCGGTTTCCTGGATGTCGAAGTGGGTCACGCCAAAATGCACGATACCCGACCTGCGGCGC